TTCAATTGAGCAGCTTGAAAATTCGTTAAGTCCTGATCACCCATTGCCAACCTCCGGTCTTGCTCGTGGCCGAACAATCCTCGAAGCCTGCTCCGTTACCTCGCAAAACATCATGATGTTGTTGCCATACAAGTCGTACAACTTATTGTACAACGGCAACGCCGCATCGTTCCGCAAAACCTCCTGACAATGGGCCTCGTTCTCAAACCAAACCACCGTCTCAAGCTCCTTGCCTTGCAACTCGTAATGCAAAACCAACGCCGTGAAATACTCAATCATCACCAGTCCCTCCCAAATACCTTGCGAAATACCTCATCCAACATTTGATCCATCTCCCTATCCGTCACTCCTTTGTCCTCCAAACTTGCTCCTTACCAACCTTCTTGCCAGTAGACTTAACCAAGCCCTCTCGATGCAACGTAGATAAATACGTCCGAATAAGCGTTAAACGTAAACCCAAACGATCCGACAGTTGACGCGCCGTGCCCTCACCACGAGACAACTCTTGGAAAATCTGCTGCCTACGCGTCAGCTTATTAGCCCTAGAGTTCTTCCTGATGTTCGACCATATCTTTTGCAGTAAATTCATCTCGCACACTCCTTTGGTTGGGGCTTGGGTTCATTAAAATCCTTGGACATAAGTAACTGCTGCTGAATAACCATCGTCTGACGCTGCGCCTCAATTACCGCTTTCTGACACTCAAATAAATATTTGTAGTCTGGTTCTTCCCCAACTTGCGGGTTGCCGCTTACCGGAGAAATCCAATCCAAAGTATCCTTTAACAGTAAATTCTCATCCATCTCGAAATACGCGGCAAGATCCTTAACATACCTCCGTAACAATCTCTCGCTGCATTTGTTGTTTTCGATCTTCGAGATCGAAAGTTGAGTTATCTTTAGCTCTTTCGCTATAGACACCTGAGTATAACCCATCTGCTTTCGAAGAACCCGAAGCGGATGATCTCGAACCTTGATCGCTTCCTCATCAGACAAAACCCTCCGGTTTTCACTCGACATGGGTATCTTCCCCTCACGCTTTGCCTTCAATCGAACATCAATCTGTTGAACCCGCTGGAAACTAATGCCCATATGTCCGGCTATCTCCCGATACGTCTTGCCCTCGGTTCTACGCGCCTCCACAACACGCTCCTGTTCCGTCAATGAACTATACGCTACCGTTTCACCTCTACCGTCCTCTAAATTCATCTCGCACACTCCTCGCATTTGTCAAAATCACGCCCGTTGATAATGTAATGAACATTGTCATCCAATCGGGCCTTCGTTACCTCCTCACCGCAATCACACAATCGCGGCACCTCTCCGTCACCACTGCACTCGATACACGGCTCTTGGACCTCGTCCAAATAACCAACGTCACGACCAAAACCCTGCGGTCGAACAACCTCATAAAATACCTGACCCAACCCATCACAATTAGAACATGGGTCCATGATCGGCGTCTCTTGCATCCCGATCAACATGTTTTTAATCTTGCCCATCACGCTTCCTCCTCAATCTCAGGCTCCCAAGTATTGTCCTCGCCGTTCAAGTACTCGCCCTCAAACATGCCACCCTCGTCCTGATAAGTAGCATGAACCTTAACACCCATCTCATACAACTTGTCCCAAACAGGAATAGGTGGACCCCATGCCGTCCAACAACGGAACTCGAACCACGACTTCGTATCCGCATCAAACAAATAACGACCCTGATCATGCGCAAGCTCCTCGTCAATCTCAACGTCACAAACATCCCACTTCGTGCCCCAGTTATTAACACGCCAGTCATACCAACCCTGAACATCGTACCCCTGCCATTGGGTCATGGGCGCTTGCCACTGCTCAAACGGCATCGGACAAACCAACTGACAAAACTGCGGGTTCTTGGCACGACCCCCACGATGAGGATCGTACCCGTTCTCAGTCAATCCATTGTAAAGCATGGATACCAAGTAATGCGGCCCCTCAATACGGACCTGCTGATCACAATGATTAGGCATCACACTCACTCCACAAAATCTAAATCAAAAGAATAATAAGGCTCAACATATCCCCACTCGCAATTAGGAATCTGCATCGATGCAAACACAGCCCACTCATACGGACCAGCCTCAAATGATACATGCCAAACCTTGCTGTAACCCTGAGCCTTGCGCTGCTCTGGCGTCTTGATGTGAACCTCATAGTCAGGGTTCATACCAACCTTACGACACCAATCGCACAACGCTCGATACAACCCCTTCGCCGCACCAGCCCGCGTCTTGTATGACGCCGGATCCCAGTCCAACGTCATCTTACCACCCTCCATACAATCAAAACTAAACATCACTCATCCTCCTCATAATGCGAAGCAAGCTCATCATAATCAATCTCACACAACGCACAGTTCAACATGTCACCAACAAAGCCGGATCCACTGTCCTCAATACGATCCTCAACAACCTGCTCAATATAAGCAGCGTCAATCTTAATCCCGTCCTCTTGGTCCATGGTTAAGAAATCCCCCACCCACAGGTTTACCAGCCAAGTCTCTTTGTTCTTCCAACCGTTATATCCCATCATACCAACCCATATAAAATATTGTGAATATCAACAGGCTTGCTACGATCCAACTTAAACTCCGAAGTGTAATAACCGTGGATGCGACTGCCCTTGAATACAACAATCTCTGTCACCGGACCGCGGTCCTCGAACATCTCAGCTTGACGGAAATAACGCTCGCGCAACGCACCTATGGTCTTGAGCAGCGGGCTCAAGGTTGTCGTGCCGTCCGCGTTTATCGCATGATATGAATACATCTTAGTCTCCTAGATAAATAAATAGATAACGAAGCACTTGTGCTTCGAGAACAACTAGACCACAAGTCGATGGAGATGTCAAGGGGGCTGAGTACAGTATAGACACTTCCCCACAGTTTTTTTGTTTTTTTTTTTTTTCATTCCAAATATGGTGTCCCCACCGTCCTCAACTGTCCTCACAATTGATTTCACTCGTTAATCTGCCCTCATCTGAGTACACTTGTGAGGACATGAGGACATTTAGCTGGAGAAAAGTGCTATATATAGGCTTCTTGCAAAGGAAGGCGGGCTGTTGTAATTTGTTGTTAGACCACAAGTGAGGTGTGCATGGGAAAGCTGGAAAAGAAGATCGAAGAAGAACATGGGCGGGTCTTGACCAACCGACAACGGACCTTTGCGAGACACATTGTCGAAGGGATTTACTCGAATGCGGAGGCTGCTCGAAAGGCTGGGTACTCACCTGATGTTGCCTACAACACGGCTTCGAAGCTGCTCAACGGTCGGGACTTTCCGCATGTCTTGGAATATGTTGTCGAACTCAGGGAGGAAAGGCAGCGCCGATATGGTGTCAGCACCATTGGTCAGCTAGAACGGCTGTACAAGCTGTCATCGGGCGCAGAGGAGGCGGGACAGTTTTCAGCAGCCATCAACGCCGAAAAGATTCGCTCTGCTCTGGGGGGCCTTACGGTTGACCGGAGAGAAAACATAAACACCATCGATCAATTGTCGCGGGACGAGATCACATCCCGACTTGCTGCATTGCAGAAACAATATCCGCAAGCGTTTGTGATCGACGGCACGGCAAAGGACATCACACCAGATGAGCAAGGGACCGGAAGCGAACTTTTGGCAATCGATCAGGACAAATCTGCCGAAGAAGTGCTTCGCCACGAGGATTGAAAACAAGCACGGGGGAGGCGTTCCTGACGTCCATGCTGTCTGGGATGGCGTTCCGTTCTGGATGGAGTTGAAGGTTAGCAATTCAAATGCCGTCCGTCTCTCGCCTCATCAAATCGCGTGGGCTGCTGCATATTGGGCTCGCGGCGGCGCGACTTTCTTCTTGGTAAAGGCCCCCTCTTTGAAGGTGCTATATTTGTTTGAGGGGTACAAAGGGCCTAGTTTACATGACCACGGGCTGTCAGGGACGGCTGGGCATCGGTTCGAGGGTCTTGGTTCGATGTTCGAGGCCCTGCGGCCCCTCGCGCAGCGGTAAGCCCTGCGGCCCCACGCGCCGCTTTTCTTTTCGAGGCGACCGAGGAACGAGGGAGCCGAGCCTATTAAACACGTGTCGAGGAACGAGACTCAATTTAAACTAAAATTTGTCACGCGACTAGCGTGACTCCATTTATGATAGTAGTAAGAGGGGAGCCGAAGCCCCCCCGTTGGTTAGCAGTCGTTTTCTGGATCGTATGGGGTGCAGTAATTCCCCATCTCTTCCGCCATAGCTTCCGCCATAGCTTCTTCTTCTTTGTCGACGGCGCTACCGTCTGTTTGCAGGATATCTTTGAGCTCACCTCCTGACAGTCCGAGCATCCCGGCGTATGTCAGGAAGGTCAGGTTTGGGTTTTGGTCGTAGAAGTCGCGGATCTCGTCGTCGTTCCAGTCCGACATTAGTTTTAAAGGAAGTAGATATTCAGGCATTGGCTTTTCTCCATGTTTGTACTTGTGCCATAGCATCGGGATCTCCGGTGCAGTAATTGCAGGGGTCATTTTCGTCGTACTCGGTCATTACCCATACGTTGCCACCCACCAGTTCGTTCGTTCCGTCTAGGTGGAATCGAGAGAAGCAGGCGTTGCAGTATGCCCATGTGCAATGTGTGCCATCGGGTTTAGCTTTTATCCAAAACTCATTGTCCCCTTCCAGCTTTAGATCTTTGCATTGACCATGGGGGCCTTTACATCGGCAAGGTCTAGTTAGGTTGTACATCTTCCGTCTCCTATTGGAACAGTGTGTCGTAGTCATGGGTTGAGAGGAAGTGCCGGAAGTTATTCCCGACACCTAGTTGATACGCTTCCCACTCATCGCGGAACTGTTGAGCGTCGTCGCCCTGTAACCAGAACGACCAACCTGCTTCATACTCTGTGACGGACAGGCCGTAGCCGCTGTCCATTAATGTGAATCCACCTATTGTCATGAGATCCTCCATACTCTGAGCTTATCACCTTCGATCCGTTGGGTTGCCTTGTACCCTTTTGCTACCATCGCATTGTTTAGTGCGGATCGTTCTCTTTTGTTGTCAACTAGGACGCTGTCTCCAACGTCCATTTGACTAACCAGTTCTTTCCACTTTCCGTGTCTGCCTCTGTTTGGGATTGGAATGTTCTTATCTATGCGCATGATAGCGGCTCCATGGCCCGTAGCTCACTGATGTAGAAGTGATCGTGCTCTCCGAGCGGCATCATCTTGTCCGCACCGAGTACCAGATACTGATCGTGGTTGCGTTGTGCTACGCCCCAGTATCCGTATCCGAATGTGGTGAGTATGCCGTTGATGCGCTCGCGTGTTGTGACGGTGGGCCACCCTGCGAGGGTAAAGCCGATGTCACCGTCGAGTGTACGCCATGCGATGCGGTTGCCGTGTAGCCAGACGATCTCACCGTTGGTGCTTGTCCGTGCTGCGTTGGCTGCTCTGCGACGGAAGAAAGCCCGTGCGATCTTGTCAGTTTCTTGTCTCATTAGATGATCCTTTGAAGGTGCGGGAGCCGAAGCCCCCGCGGTTGAAGTTAGTCGACTGTGACTGAGAAGGTGTTGTTCTGGAACCACTGCTCGATCTTGTGGTCGATGTCGAACTCGTCGATCATGTCTACGATATCTTGTGAGTGATCGTGGATGTCGAACTCGTCGGATGCGGTGTTGATACCGTCCTGAAGATCGTTGACCTTCTGCTCGATACGTTCGTCGACCTTCTCTTGAATGATTGCCATGATTAGATCGGCTAGTTGGTTAGTTTGATTTTCCATCTGATTTCTCCTTTTGGATGGATTCATTAGTTGCTACAGCCAGGTTCCAACCCATGGCTGCAGCGGTGAGAAGATGTGGGCGTTCCGACTTACTGTGTCGGTTCACCCAATCCATCAACTCGTCCCAATCGTATGGTGTGTGGAACAGGTTGATTGGTTCCATTAAGCGGCGTCTTTCGCTTTGTACTCGACGACATTGCGATGAGTGATGGCATTGGTTGCCAACTTTTCCATGATCCCGACCAGCGGGTTGATGAAATCCTCGTCGATCCCGAGCTCTTCGGCTAGGCGACTACCTTGTTCGAAGAGTCGAACCATGTGCTGCTGCTTGAGCGTGTCGCCTGTTGGAAGGTTCTGAACGAAGTCCAAGATAGCGTTAGTGACTTGATGCAGGTTGTCTTGCAGGTTGTACTCTCCATCGAAGTTGAACTTCCATGTTTCCGTCTTGCTGTCGCTCGTTGGTAGCCCTCGATAGTAGAGTTTGAACCGTACATGTTGCGCGTCGAATCCTGTCCCGTCACCTTCGATCATACAATCGAAGTCAGCCCAGTCGTAGTTAAGGTTGCGCAGAGCCCGGTTGATTTCGCTTACTTCGTCTGACAATCTGAGTACTGTGATATCCATATCGTCTGTGTTAGTATAGTTTGAAGTAGCCATGCTGGCCTCCTATGTTTGAATAACACACCACACATTTGTGATGATGCCTACGGTTTGCAATTTGTATTTATCGCGCCGAGATCCCTAACAGAGTTTAACTGTAAAAAGGATCTCGGGCGGCCCGTAGCACGCTTGGAGGAGGGTTGCCCGAGATTCTTTTTTCCGCTGATTCCTGTTTGGGTCGAGGGAATGGTCAAGGAAGCCGAGCGCCCTCGCTCGGGTAGTCGCGGTTGACGTAAGGTCATTTGGATTTGACGTTTCGTAAACTTGAGACTGTCCTCTCATATTTGCTCACCGGACGAGGACACTACGGCCCGCAAGTCCGCCAGAGCAAAAGAGATCTGTTGGGGCCTCAAGGTTACGTTTCGTCCAATACAAATTACCTAACGTCCACCGTGACCTTCCGACCCCATCAAAAAGAATGAGTCCGTAAGGACACAATAAACGTGATGGGGTTGACGACGCATAAATACGAAGGGCACACCAGAGGTATCATTCAAAATGTGTGTGTGTTTAGCTGGCGGACCTAGAAGGCTGGCAAGGTACGTCATGTTGAGCGGCATGGAGCGTGAGAACATCTGAAGGATGTTCCCGTGTAATGGTGCTCGGCGTGTCGTACCGCAGACCCTTCTAGCCCGCATACTGGTACGGTTTCTCTGTCTCTAAGTGCATGATCCAACGGGGCTATAGCCGTTGGCCGACTGTCAGTTCGGAGACTGACACGGGCCGAAGGACCGTATGCGATAGCCGAGGAACGAG